AGATTTTCATAACTTTTATAGATTGAATAAAAATTAACAACCGAGGTTATTGTATATCCTCGAGGGTACACTTATTGGGCCAATAAATCATATCCATAATGGGCTGGAATGACTGAATTGGACAAAGATGACTTGTTTACATATTATACGGTTAGTCGTAAACAAGCCAGATAGATACTTGATCCTATGATTGAAATCATAAAATGGATGTGTCTGTTTGCCAAAATGTCTATCACAGGCATTTCGTAAAAAGCTGCTATTACTTGTTTTATTATGAATATTTTAAAGTACCTTTTTACAATTACTAACCCCAAGATCATAGAATTCATTGATAGATTTACTCGTTTGTTAGTGTGTCTTGATGTTTTAATATTCCTCTCTTTGTCAATGGATGTTAATAATCATTTCCGTAATTCACTAGATTCTGAATTCATGATCCCTTATTTTAGGTCATAATAACTAGCTTTTAGAGCAATCTCTATAATTATTAACTTGCTAGTTAGTTATACCCTCCATCGACACCTTTTAAATTATATGTTCCCTCCAAAAATTCGACATCTTAATGAGATAAGACATATAATCAGCGAATAACAGGCCAATTGTTTATAAAGCAAGATTAAATATACTAAATCAAATAATTTTAGTTTTGCATAAATAATTGTCCCTTTTAACACTCTAGCATAATCTATTTCTTCTGTTAGTTGTTCAGCTGTTAATTGGTATCTGGTCACTGCAGGTTTTAAGGAAGGGCTTGTTAAAAAAAATAAACTTCCCATTAGAGACATTTGTAAGAAGATTTCTGCACCTACAAATGTCAATCTCGAGTATAGTTCGTTTAACTAAAAAATATACACTAATATACTCGATAAGAAGGTAGAGGATCTTCATAATCCAAATCAAAATTTAATTTCTTTTAAGTTTTTTGATAGGTTTGGTATGGAAAAGGTCTCACGTCTAATTGATATTGAATTTGATATTTAAGATATTTTATCCACTGACATATGTCATTAGATTTTTACCTACCTCAACGGTATCCGCCTTAATTTCTAGAAGCAAATTAAATAAACCGGATTTAATCTTTAATAAAACAAGATCCGAACCAGGGTTGCCTTCTTTGATGCTTATCATGCGGCCTTCGGATTTTTAGGTAGACACTTATAAACTGTTCTTCTACCTCATCCTTTTGTTGTTGAACCATTCGCGTAGTTTGTCAAAAAATAATTGAATATTGACTAAACTGAATGGCTCTGACCTTAAATAGTTTAATGGCCAGAGTATCTAGCTACTGTAGATGCTTCAAAAAGGACTCTTTATTAAAGAGGATATGACTTGTTCCAATAGAAAGGTGAATTAATCAACACTTTTGAATTAATGCAGAAAAGTGAAGAATATGGAGCCAAGTCTAAATTTGACGTTAAACCAAGAAATTTATTTAATCCCCACGAAACCATAAAAGCTGTGTTGGGTTTAATTAATTTCAACATGATTAAGTTAGTCAAGCTTAATAATCCATCATTTATCCACGGCTGTAATACATCACAGCTTGAAGATCGTTTTCAAGAGTCTTTGCATACTCTATCAGATCCAGTCATGGTTAAATGGGATGGCTCAGCATATGACGCCCACTAACATCATTCTCTTATTGATGCTGTTGATTGTTAGTTTATTGAAACCTGGATGCAGGAAATATGTGAGAAATTAGGTTTCACAATTGATCAGTATGTTGAGATTTTTAATGCCAGCGTGGCATTAGATGTTAAGTTTAGTATGAATTACCCTAATGAGGGTTGAAAGAAAATGATGACAGGAGTTCTTTGAGGAACAACATTTACAGGACATCCCCTTCGAACAACTTTAGGTAACACTTTGAGAAGCTATTATTATATTCTTTATATTCTTTCTCAAGCTAACGTACCTAGAGAGTCCTGCAAATTTTTTGTTGCTGGTGATGACATTTAATTGTTTATTGAACGGCAATTCTTATCCTTATTCTCCATAATATTAAAGGATTATATATACTTTGGAGAAGAACCTTCTGACTTTTTACATCATGGATTGGGTCAGTTAGGTCGTGATTTTCTAGTTACTGAGGATTCTTTTGATTTTCTTTCTAAGACAGGAGTTTTTTATGATGGTCAGGTTTATTTGCACAGAATACCTGAACGGGCCATTATAAACTCTTAATTTTCTACTAAGCTTCGAAAAGACTTTACTTCAGCTAATCATAATTCTGCCGTCACTGATGGTTTGAATAGCTGGGGTTAAGATCTTTATTTTATTCAGGATTATATCAATTTAAGAACAAATAATCTTGAACATTAACGTGCAGGTGTGTCTGATGAGAATCCTTATTCTTTAGTATCAGCCTCGCGTCCTAATCACAAACTCATTCCTTACTTTTTATATTGTGATTAGATAAGAACTATATCTTCTTTAGGCATAGAAGATGTAGAATTAATTTAATAATTTACAGCTCATTAAAAAATCATTTGCACTTAGTACTAATTATGTAATGGTTTTTTTGAGTCAAATGCCTCTCGAGTAACAGCGAGTTCCCTCTGTTAGCGCCAGTGATGGCAAAAATCTTTTTTCTTAAAGGAAATTCTTTTATTATAATATATATAAAAAAAGAAATACCTATCTTTCAGAATTGGATGTTGTGCGACTGAACCTAACCATACACGGTTTTATTGTCAAAAGGGGTTTTGACTTAAGTTCTATCAACACCATGGAGAGATGTTTTTTAATTTTAACTTAAAATTAATGACTCAGATAATTCTGAAATGACATGGGATAAAACAGAGTTTTAGTTGAGGTTTTAAGTTACCTCCTTCAATTCTAC